GCTTTGACCACTCGCTTTATCCTGACAAATTTGTGCAGGAACTTGAAAGAGTGGCAAGAAAATATATTCTCCTGCAGTTACAAATAGGAATTGGACAAGACGAATATACGGCAACCAAGGTTAATTCAAGCGAAGAAGTTATAAAATTATTTAATAGTTTCTCGGTTGTTGCGAATAGGCAACTTGACCAACAACGGCTGGGCATGAACTGGGATTTATTATTAGCAAAATGACACTTTCAATAGTAATAACAACATTTGACAGGGAAAAAGTTTTAAAAGGATTACTTGATAATTTAAAAGAGCAGACCGACAAGGACTTTGAGGTAGTGGTGGCGATGGATAATTGTATGGATAACACAGAAGCAATGCTCAAGAACTACAAAGGACTTGACCTTAAATGGGTGGATACCGAAAGAGATGGATATAACTTGGCACAAGCAAGGAATATGGGTATCCAAAAAGCCAGGGGCGAAGCAATAGTTATTTTAGATGATGATAGTTATCCTGACATACATTTTGTTGAGGAACACAAAAGAACGGCAATGAGGGGGGTTCTGACAAGTGGGGCAAGACACCCAGAAGAAGTAAGCGATATAGACAGCCTTAATGGTAAAATGCAGTTCTTGCTTGACCACTATGGATATTGTAGTCCCAAAAAGCTGGATACATTCGTGGTGGAAAACAACTGTTGTATGTTGAAAGTTAACTGGTTACAGAACCCGTTTAATGAAGAGATAAGGCATTATGGTGGAGTGGGGCAGGATTTTATCAGAAGACTGCGTGAGAATAATTACGACTTCCAATTTAACCCAGATGCAAAAATAGTTCATCTCTCATCTTATAAGAGAAATTATTATGAGCATATACACGGCAATAACAGGGGGGAAAAATAATCCAAGAACAGATATTAAGTGTTTTACGGGAGAAGGATTATTCACTACCCCGCGAATGGAAGCCAAGATTTATAAGATTCTTTTCCATAAGTTTATTAAAGACGAATACTCAATATGGGTAGACGGCAATGTTTTCCTGAAATACCAAGAGGATTATTATTACAAGCTCTTGGGGGATTATGATATAGCAGTGAAACAGCATCCTGGCAGGGACTGTGTCTATGAAGAAGCAGAGGCTTGTAAGCACTGGAAAAAAGATAAGTTTAGCTTAATAAACAAACAAATAGCAAAATACCGTAAAGAAGGGTACCCAGAACATAATGGACTTGCCGAATGTCAAATGATTATTAGGAGAAACACTCCTGCGATGGTTAAGTTGTGTGAGGCTTGGTGGGCTGAGATATGTGCCAACTCATCAAGAGACCAAATAAGTTTTCCTTATATTTTCAGGGATAAGGTTAAGTATCTGCCGACAGACTGCTTGTCTCCCCAAAAATATGTTTCAAACGAATATTATAAATTAGAACCGCATTTAAATGATAAGTGATGCTAAATTACAAAAACAAATAGAGTTTGAACCGCTTGACTGGCAGAAAGAAGTTCTTGCTTGCCCGAACAAGGAAATGCTTATTTGCTGTGGTAGGAGGTCAGGCAAATCGTATCTTGTATCTTATTTGGGGCTAAAAAAGATTTTAGAACCAAATCAGGTAGTATGGATAGTTGCCCCGAATTACGAAATGACGGGGATAGTGTTTGACGCAGTAATCAGGTGGCTTGTCAAGATAGTCGGTAAAGACGGCTATAAAATAATCAACAAGCCGGTTAAGAGATTAGAATTAGCCAATGGTTCAGTGTTGGAGTGTAAATCAGTAGAGGCGGCGACGGGAATGCTTGGCAGGTCAACAGACCTGGTGATTATGGACGAGGCGTCAAGAATTAACAGAGAAATATGGACGCAATATCTTGAACCGACAACGCAGGATAGAAGGGGCAAGGTGATATTTATCAGCACGCCTACGGGAATGAATTGGTTTTATGACAAATACCTGGAACTTAAAAAAAGAGGCGCGGCATTTAATTATCCCTCAAATGTCAACACTTATGTTTTTGACGACCAAAAATGGGAAGAATTAAAAACTAAAGTAACCCAGAAGATATTTGAACAAGAATACGAAGCAAAATTTATATCAGACGCGGGCGTAGTTTTCAGGGGCATAGAAGATATAGTTGAAGATTATAAATATTCAGAACCCGAAGAAGGCAGGGGATATATTATAGGGGTAGACTTGGCAAAACACGAGGATTATACAGTGCTGATGGTGATGGATAGAATTAAACTGAAAGTGGTTTTCATAGACAGGTTCAAAGACATTGACTGGAATATCCAAAAAGAAAGGATAGTCACTTTAAGTAAAAAATACAATAACGCAAAGGTGGTGATTGACGCCACAGGACAAGGAGACCCTGTTGTTCAGGAACTTAAAAGGCACGTCTTTGTTGAGGATTACCGTATTTATACCAATAAGGCAAAAGAGCAACTGATAGATAAGCTGGTTATCTATATTGAGCAGAAAATGATAACCATTCCCAATGACGAAACCCTTATCCTGGAATTAAGGCAATACGGATACAAATTAAACAAAGAAACGGGCATGACAAAATATAACGCACCATCCCATAAGCACGACGATATGGTTATTGCTTTGGCACTGTGCGTCTGGGGAATTATAGCCCCGCAAAAAGAGGAAGACCGAGAACCCTCTAATATAATACTATTTAACGAATATCAATAATATGGACGGAGTTTTTAACAGAATACAAAAAGAGGTTGAAGGATTTGCGAAAGACCATATACGGGTCACGCAGCATTACGAGTTCAACCAAAAAAAGACAATAGAAGAAGTTGTCCGCCTTTATAATTCACGATTTGAAAAGGGCGAATACGACAGGCAGGGATTTAAGAAATACTTTTTTAATATCGTAAGAAACCCCTGTTATGTTTCATCAAAGGCGATTAACTTTAATACCAAGGATATTATGGTCTTGCCCGCAGGCGGGCAGAACCCGATATATTCCTGGATTATGGATAGAGACCTAAAGCAATGGATGAAAGAGAACCAGATTGGCGAATTATTAAACGACATATTTTATAACCTGCCGATTTACGGTTCAGTTGTCCTTAAGAAAGTAAAAGACAAATTACACCTCGTTGATTTAAGAAACCTGGTTAATGAGCAATCAGCTGACACATTAAAAGACGCAGCTTATGTTATAGAGCAACACAGATACACCCCCTACGAATTAAGAAAACAATCGTGGGATAAAAACAAAATAGAAGAAACCATCAAGGCTTGGCGGGAAACAAAAAACCCCTATATCAGGATTATTGAAAGATACGGGGAACTAACAGAAGAAGAAAGAAAAGACGGCGGAGACCCGACAAAGCACGCTTATACAAGAACAATAGCTTTTATGCCAGAGGGCAGGGATATAACCCAGCAACAGCTTGACCTATGGAATATCCCGCTTGGCGGAGTGATTATAGAGCAAGACGAGATAAGCCCTGAAGAATTCCCATATAGGGAAGTCCACTGGGAGAAGATACCTGGAAGATGGCTTGGAGTAGGAAGAGTAGAGCTTTTATCAGACCCGCAAATGAGAACGAATGAAATTGTAAATCTCAGGGTTAAATCTTCTTACTTTGCCACAATGCATTTATTCCAATCGCGGGATGACAATGTAAAGAAAAACCTCTTAAAAGATTTGGCGAATGGAGATGTTATCACCGCAATGGATAGAATTGAAAGAGTGCCGACAGAAGACAGGGCGTTAGGTTCTATTGATATAGAGGAAAGGAAGTGGTCTGGTATCAGAGATGAAATATCGCTTACTTATGATGTTGTTAGGGGGGAAAGAATGCCAGCTGGAACACCATTGGGTTCAGCCCAAATGGCAGCTCAAATGGTTATGTCTTACTTTGAGGGCATACAAAAGAAAGTCGGGCTAATGTTTAAAAGAATAATTTATAACGACATTATCCCTTCATTCAAAAAACAATCAGAGCATTATCTTAAATTAATTGGCGAAGACTTTGATAAATGGAATAAACTTCAAACCACCGCCAAATTAAATAAAGAACTATTCGCGTTCCTTGAAAAGAATAAACGGCTTCCGTCTTTAACCCAATACGAAACAATGAAAGCGGTTATCGGCGATAAGCAAAAAGAAAAGAAAGAGGAAGTTCTTGTCCCGAAAGATTTTTACAAAGACATCAAATATAAGGTTGATATTGTTATTACCGGCGAGGCAAGAAATCTACAGGTTGAAATGGCGAACAACGCAATGCTTCTCCAAATGCTTCAGCAAGACCCGACAATACTTCAAGACCCAGGCAAAAGAAAAATACTCAGCAAGATTTTAGAATCAATGGGCAAGAGTATAGAGGATTTAGACGGGGGTGAAATGACAACCCAGCAAATGGTGGGTCAAAATGTCGGACAGCAAAAAGGAGGAGGAATTAGTCGTCCTCCTAATATTGGGAATATGACAACAGGCGGTGGTGAAACCAGAATATGATTGACACCAAATTAAAACCAGAAGATTTAGAAAAAGAAGTAGATAAGTTGCGGGATTCAACCGCATCTAAAATACTTATCCAGTTCTTAGAAAGCAAGGTCGACGAGCTGGATACTCTTGATGGCGTAAAAGCACTCCAAGAAGTTTTTGGAAGGCAGAACGCCAAAAAGAAACTTAAAGAAATAATTAACAGGTTACAGCCGACAGGCGAAAAACCTGTGATTAACGAATATAATTAGCGGAACCATCCGCATATAAATATGGAAAACGAAAAAGAGTTTGAAGAGAACTCAGAAAACTCTTCACAGGAAGAAACTTCTGCAGAGGAAACTTCTCAAGAAGAGGTTTCAAACGAGACTTCCAAACCAGAAGACCATACTTCAGATAAAGGGGAGTTAGCATCTCAATATACCGAACGGGAAAAGCAACTCTTTGAACGGGCTAAAAAAGCCGAGGCAAAAAACAAATTGTTTGAACGCCTTGAAAAGAAGGTGGAGAAATCCTCCGAAACCCCAGTAGAAGATATTGCCAGAACTGTTCACGCCTTAAAAGATTATTCTGCCGAAGAGGTGGGAACAATCTTTAAACAGGCAAAAGCTCTCGGTGTTTCCCCGTTGGAAGCACTTAAAGACGAGGATGTTAACTTGCTCATACAGGCTAAGAGAGAAAAGGTCGCAAAATCAGATAAAACTCCCGAACCTACGAACCGACAATCTACGGAAGAAAAACCATTCTCAGAATGGAAAATCGATGATATCGAAAGTTCTAATGTAGATAAATTATCCAAGTTTTACGACTGGATGAAAACGCAGGAGTAGGTAGGGACAAAATAAAATGGCTTGGGAAGATACAGTAATAAAGGTATCAGGAACATTATTCCCGAAACTTTGGGCGAACGTAATGCAAGTTCCATTAAGGAAGAGCCTTGTAGCCGCAGCGGTTGCAGACACAAAGTTTGAACCATTGCTGAAATACGGTGACAGGGTTACACAACCTTACATGGAAGAAGCAGGAGTGCAAACTTACTCTCCGGGAAAGTCATTCTCCGCAGCTGGTGCATCTGCCAAGGAAGACACCTTGATTGTTGACCAATTTAAGGTTTCTCCCAATTATGTGGACGATGTTAATAACTTACAGTCAAAGTATTCCTACGCGTTAGACTTAATTGAAAGTCAGGCATACCAACTGAAAGACAATATTGACCAGGCAGTATTCAGCGATGCAGCACGCAATGCCAAACTATGGATTGCCGCACCGTCAGCAGGCACCACACAACAAGGCACAGTTAGTGGATTCCAATCCTTTGCCGGTCTTTACAACACTGGTTATTGTCTTCATGTTCACACAGGAGACTCAACTACAGCAGCGATGAACCCGATTAAGCTTTTTGCAACAGCAAGAAAGACTCTTCGGACAAAGAATGTTGAAGATGCAGGAGATTGGGTAGCAGTTATTGACCCCGCAGTCGCTCAAATTATTGAAGAGACTGGTGCAACAAAAGGGTTCAACGTAGCAGACTCCACATTGAGAAATGGTTATGCTGGAAACTTCCTTGGATTCAAGGTTTACGTTTCCAACAACCTTTTCGTTACAGCTGGAGGTAGGCTATCAAGTGCTCCTTTCTGTTATTTCGGAAGGTCAAAGAGAGTTGGATTGGTGGTTCAGATGCCTCCAAGAGTCCGAATTAAGGATTACCCAACAAGATTGGGTTCAATCGTAGTAACTTCTATTGTCTACGGAACTAAGGTGTTCACAAAGGATGGTCATAGATTCTTTATGGCTCCCGTGAAACCCGCTTAGTTTTCTCGGCTTGCTCCCGCTTGTGACGGGGGCAGCCACGAGAAAATTAATTAATATAAATATGAAGTTAATAATGGCATCACTTTATGCCAAGCCCATCACCCAAGAAAACGGGCTGAAGAAAAACAGTTAATTCCATTTTTTCAGGGATTAACG